CAAGGTTGCCAACATGAAGCTGTCGCAGCGACCGAAATGAGAGGTGACTGATGTCGGGTACAGGTCTGGCAAAGTACGATGCAATGGTGAAGGCGATTGCTGTTGCCTACAAAGTGGATGAAGTCAAAAAAATCCGCGATCAGGCAGCGGCACTGGAGCGATACGCGAAACTGGCGAAAGATGTCGACAACGAACGGCGGTGTTGCGAAATCCGATTGCGCGCCGAGCGCAAGGCCGGTCAGTTGCTGAAGAAGATGCCGAAGAAAAAAGGCGGCGGCTCACTGCCGGGGCGACCCCGGCGACGAAAAAAGCGCAGGCACCTCAAAGACAACCCAGACATTTCGCATGAGCAGTCGGCTAAGTGGCAGAAGCTAGCAAATCCGACCGATGAGCAGTTTGAGGCCGCGCTGGGCCAATCGGAAATGCCGACTACAGAAGGCATCATTCACGCCACGGAAGCACCGAAGGAAAATCCGGTTGCTGCCGAAGCTCTCTGGCTGTGGGGCAGACTGAAGGACTTTCAGCGGGATGGACTGCTCGACAAGGAGCCAGCCGAAGTGATGGCAACGATGACATCGAACATGCTGGATGACGTGCATACCCTTGCGCCGAGGGTCGCGGCGTGGCTACGCAAGATTGGAGCAACACATGGCGCGCAAGGCGAAAGCGAAACGCAGAGCGAAGGCGAGCTTCAGCAAAGGGGAAGCGGCGGGCCTTCAGCAGATCGTAGCGAAGATAGTCGACACGCGGCGTGATGAGGAACGTATCAGTGCGGCGTGGGTGGCAACTGAAGCGATGCGAAAGCTGCACGCAATCGCTTTCATGAAGACGCACCCGCTGGTTTACATCGGCTGCCACTTGCAGCTTCGGCAGATCGCGCGTGAGGTGTTTCGTATTTATTTTGAGCCTGATGACGAGACTGCCACGCCAGCGGACACGCATCCGCTGTTTCCTGATTTGCAGTGGCGTTATCCGACCGCCCGCAAAGTTGGCGATGGCGAACCTGAGTACGTCATCTTGACTGCAATGACGCGGGCCGATGTCAGATATAACTGCAAACGGCTGCGCTACGAAGGCCGCGCCAAGCTGCAACATGCAGATGCCTTGGAAGCGTGGGGTGAACTTCACGCAGTTGATGTCAAGGAGCCCGCTGAGTGATGCAAACGGTTGAACTCTCTGCGGCGGAATTGATGATCGCGGCAACGGTCGGCGCGATGCGCAGAGTGAGCAGTCTTAAACGTGGAATGGATACTGATCGCCATGCGCCGCACAGTAGTTGGTCGACCGACATTGATGCGGCTGCGGCTGAAATGGTTGTCAGTAAATTACTTGGGCGCTATTGGAGCGGGCACACCAATAATTTTTTTGGTGACGATGTTGCCGGTGGCATTCAGGTTCGTTCCACAACTTATCAAGACGGCAAGCTGATTGTTCGTGCGTGTGATGGTGACGCCGCAGTTTTTGTTTTGGTGACAGCATCACCACCTCGGTATTCTGTCATGGGGTGGATGCGAGGTGGTGATGCAAAAATCGAAAAGTATTTTCGACCGGGTAACGGCGAGGGTTCTGATGCGTGGTGGGTGCCGCAGGCTGTTTTGCGACCACTTGATGAACTGAAGCTCTCGTGACCGACTTCACCGGCAAAGTGCTGGCGCTCGACCTCGCAACGACAACCGGCTGGGCGTGTGGCCGACCGGGCACGAAGCCGAAATTTGGTTTCATGCGTCTCGGCAAACCGGGCGGCGGTCGCGCAAACTGTTATCGGGTGCTGCGTCTCTGGCTTGACGACTTTCAGCATCTGCACAAGCCCGACATGATCGTCTTCGAAAGCCCCGCAGCGCCGATGGTGATGCAGGGTCGCACCAACATCGACACGATCAAGTTGTTGATCGGTCTGGCCGAGCATGTCGAGGAATGGTGTCTCGGCAACATCGAATTGCGCGAGGCGTCGGTGCAGCAGATACGCCCGCACTTCATTGGCGAAAACATGAAAAGCAAACTGGCGAAGGCGGCGACCATCGAGCGGTGCCACGAACTCGGTTGGTTGGTGACAAACGACAATGAAGCCGATGCGTGTGCGTTGTGGAGCTATCAGGTGTGCTGTCTGCGGCCCGACATCGCTATTCGTATGACGCCGCTGTTCGCCACACACCACATCTTGCGTCAATGACGCTGACGAAAAAGATTTGATGTCAGCGACGTGACATTGCGCTTGCCAAAATAATCGACAGGCATACGGTGGAAAATACGAAGGCCGCACCCCGGCAGGAGTACGGCCTTCCGATCCGAAACCTTGATAGCAGCAAGGCTGATCGTTCTGGCAATAAATACCGACTACGCCAGTACACATCAAGCCCCCCAGCAGTCAAGTGTTCCGGTCGGCGGCAGGACTGAGGGCTTTGCCCTGTCTGGATGCTGCGCTAAAGACCAGACAGAGGGCCGAACCGGTCGGCACTCAGCCCCTCTTACTTAAGCCGTTGCCAAGACACGCTTTCCAGCGTGGTCGCGGGCGCGCGTCCGCACCAAAATTGGCGATAGGGGGTAAGGGGGACTGAGGTCAAACCACCGGCAGGGCAAGCAAGGGAAAAGAAGCGGACTGAGAATGGGAAAAGAGCAATGAAATCAACGGAAATTTGTAAAACGTGAAACATTGGTCAGGAGGGCTGACATGGAAATGAACACAATCGAGCAGGCTAAGGGCCGCTGGCGCGAAATCCTTCCGGCGCTGGGTGTCGCGCCGAAGATTTTGAGCGGTGTGCATCAGCCCTGTCCGCTGTGCGGCGGCAAGGACCGCTTTCGCTACACCGATCCGACCGGCAACGGCGGCTACTTCTGCAACCAGTGTGGTGCTGGGAGTGGAATGCAGTTGCTGATGAAGCTGCACGGCTGGGATTTCGCAAAGGCCGCGAAAGAGGTCGATGCCATCATCGGCAATCTTCCGAAGGCGAAACCGATGTTGCCGGACAAGCGTGTGACCAGCATGGCTGAACTGAAGCGCATCTGGATTGCATCGCGCGTGATCGCACCGGAGAGCCCTGCGGGAAAATATCTTGTCAAGCGCGGCTTATCGATACACGGCATCAAGGGATCGCTGCGTGAGACGATTGCCACGTTTCATCCACATGAGCAGGTTTTCCCGGTGATGATTGCGAAGTTCTGTGACGCACATGGCAACGCGGCGCAGATACACCAGACCTTCCTGACTGAAGACGGCGGCAAAGCGCCGGTCGAGCCGAGCCGTAAATTCATGCGCGGCGTGTTGCCGAAAGGCGGCGCGATACGACTAAGCGAAGCGGCGGAAGTGATGGGTGTTGCAGAGGGCATCGAGACGGCGTTGAGCGCGGCGAAGATGTTCGACATGCCGGTATGGTCGACCACATCCGCATTGATGATGAAGTTTTTTGATCCGCCCGTGGGCGTGAAGCGGCTGGTGATCTTTGGCGATAACGATACGAGCTACACCGGGCAGGCGGCGGCCTATGCGCTGGCCAATCGTCTGGTGTGCGAGGCGCGGGCCAAGGGTATCGAGCGGCAGGTTGACGTGCGCATCCCCGAGACAGCGGGCAATGATTGGAATGACGAATTGAAGGGAGCAAACGATGCACGGATTACGCACTGATCAAATTGATGCGCTGGAGAATTTGCGCTGTGCGGTGGGTGCCGGTCAGCGGCGGATCGTGATGCAGGCTCCGACCGGCTTTGGTAAAACGATATTGGCCGCAGCACTGGTAAATAATGCGCGGGCGAAAAAGAAAAAGGTGTTGTTCACGGTGCCCGCAATCTCGCTGATCGATCAGACCGTCGAAATGTTTTACGCGCAGGGCATACCGGATGTCGGTGTGATCCAAGCGCAGCACGAGATGACTGATTGGAGCAAGCCGATCCAGATCGCCAGTGTGCAGACGCTGATGAAGCGACCGATGCCAGAGCATGATGTGGCGCTGGTCGATGAAGTGCACAAATGGTTTGAGAAGTTCTATCCGAAATGGCTGCAAGACCCGAAGTGGCAGAAGACGCCGATCATTGGTCTGTCGGCAACGCCGTGGACGCGCGGGCTGGGCTCCTATTTCGGGCACTACATCAAGGCATCGACCACGCGCGAACTGATCGAGGCGGGTCTGCTGTCGCCGTACAAGGTGTACGCGCCATCGCATCCTGATTTGAGCGCGGTGCGCACGGTGGCCGGTGATTATCAGCAGAACGAATTGTCCGCGAAAATGTCGGAAGGCAAATTGGTTGCTGACGCTGTCGAGACATGGGTGAAGCTGGCCGAAGACCGGCCAACGCTATGCTATGCGGTGGACCGATTGCACGCAAAGCATCTGCAAATGAAGTTTGAGGCTGCCGGTGTCCCGTGTGCCTATCAGGATGCCCACACCGATGACCTTGAGCGCAAGGCAATCAAGCGCGACTTCCATAGTGGCCGGGTAAAGGTGGTGTGCAATGTCGGCACATTGACGGTCGGCATCGATTGGGATGTGCGCTGTATCAGCCTGTGTCGGCCAACCAAGAGCGACATGCTGTTCGTGCAGATTGTCGGACGCGGTCTGCGCACGGCTCCCGGCAAAGACCACTGTCTGATCCTCGATCATAGCGATAACCATCAGCGTCTGGGCTTCGTGACCGACATCGATGAGAGCTACAGCGGCCTGCACGTTGGCAAGACGCCCGCACATGAGAACCGCACCGATGCCATACGGTTGCCGAAGGAATGTCCGCAGTGCGCGTACCTGAAACCCCCGCGATGCGCCAAGTGTCCAGCCTGTGGTTTCGTGGCGGTGGCTGTCAATACGATCAAGCCCGAGGATGGCGAGTTGCGTGAGTTAAAACCGAAAGCAAAGCCATTGCCTGTTGGACCGGCAGACAAGGCGATGTTCGTGGGTGAGTTGCGCCGTTTTGCCAAAGATCACGGCTACAGCAGCGGCTGGGTGTCGCACAAGTTTCGGGAAAAGTTTGGCGTCTGGCCGAATGCCTTCGGCTACGTCAACGCATCGAAATGGGTGTCGCCAGAGACTGCGAACTGGATCAAGAGCCGCCAGATCGCCTACGCCCGCGCAAAGGCCAAGCAGCAGGCGGGGCATCCGCTGTGACCCCGCACAAGATCGAAAACTGTGGTGATGCTGATTGCCGCAACGGCGCGTACATTGCTGCAATGAAGCTGCTGATCGATGTGATGGTGGCCGACAAGCTGGTCTTCTGTAAAATAATTCCGCCGCCTTCGACTGTGCCGGGGGCAGACTTGAAAGATGCTACGAAGGTGAGACTGTTCGATGAAGCAAGAAAAGTGTTGTACGCAGACATCACACGATGACGAAGTCGAGTACGTTGTGCGCAAGGTTGCCGAGTGGATCGCTGCCGGGGATGTGATCGAGGAACATGCCTATCAGTGTGTGCAGGCTGTGGTGATGGGCTTCGACATGATCATCCACAGCGGCAAGGACATGACGCTGGAGCATTGGTGCGACGTGTACCACACGCGGCTGAAGATGCAGGAGACGATGGACCCGAAAGAGTTTGCAGCTAAAAAGCGGATGCTGCACAGCGCGCGGCGCAGGTATTTACGGTCGCGGGCATGACCATCTCGCTCAACCAGCAGATCGACGAGGTGAAGCGCGAACTGAAGATGCGCAGTGAAGTCTATCCGCACATGGTCAATAGCGGTAAGCTGCGGCAATCGGTTGCGGACTATCAGGTCGAGCGGATGCGGGCCGTACAGAAGACGCTGGAGTGGTTGCAGCGGAACGAAGAAAAGGTCCGCATACTTATGACTGAAGGCAGCTAACGGGCAACACGGAGGCTGACATGGACATCGGCAGTATTTTGCTGGGCCTGTTGTACGTCCTGCTTTACATCGCCGTCATCATCTTGGTGGCGTTCGCCATCCGCTGGGTGATCGTGTTCGCGCTTGGCAGCATCGACCCGAACGTCGACAAGTGGGGG